GTGATAGTCAAAGTTTGCTCAGCAAAATTAGTTCCGTTTTCACGAGAAGAGTTATATACTTGCTCAAAAGAGTTTGTTCCTTTAAGTTCGTATTTGTAGAGCGAAGTTACGTTAGCAACTGCGTCAATGGTGTCCGTACCTGTTACATAAGTAACGTCAGTAGGGAAAGCGTAATCTGCGTAGTTAATGAAGTAAACTGCATCAATACCTCCAACGGCATCTTTACAAACCTCAAGTCTACCATTAGCTAAAAGACAGGACATAGAATTTTGATTTTTAGTTAGTTATAAAAAAGGGAGGAGCGTATACCCCTCCCCGATTATTTTAATTAAGCTAAGATTAGTTAGCAGAGTTTGTGATACCGTAAGTAACAACGTCAGAAGCAAAGCCGTATTTAGCATCAGCAGTAAAACGCATAATTACACGGACGTTCTGAGAACCATCAAGGTCACCCATATCCAATACTTTAACTTCGTTCATATCGTTCAAAAGACCAGTAGCAAAGTACAAGTTAGATTTTTGAGCAAGAAGAGCTGTGTTGTTAGCAAGACCGTTAGCCATAAATACACGAACACCGTCAAAGAATACATCACCAAGTTGTTGGTTTGTACCTTTGTTGTCGTAACCATTAGCACCTACACCTGAAGCAGCGAAACCACCCAATGCACGAACATAAGCACGATAGATGTTAGAAGAAACGTAGAGTGTCAAGTCTTCTTTTCCGTAAAGAGCAGCAGGACAAGCGTCAACGATTTTACCAAGCTCTGCGATAACGTTACCTGCATTAACACCACCAGAAACGGCAGCGATTTCTTGTGCAGATGGCAAAGAAGCATCAGTAGTCAATTGTGTCATAATACCTGCAAACTCACCAGCAGTAGCGTTAACACCTCTCCAGATTGAAGTTTCCATACCTGCAGCAACTTTCTCAGCAGCGTGTGCGATAAGGAAGTCAGCGAAAGATTTAGGAAGAACGTCAAATGCAGAGTAACCCATTTGGATAGCATCCCAATCTGAACGGAAGTCAGTTTTACAAAGTTGTAAGTTAACTTGGAAATACTCAGGTTGAAGAATACGCTCAGTCAAAGTGATAGTAGACGTAGGGTCAAAATCACAAGTAGCGTTTTTGATGATGTCATCAGTAGCTACACGCTTGATAACTTGCTTGAATTTGACGTTAGGCATAATTGTGATACCGCCTTTGTCAAGGGTTGGAGCGGAAAGAAGAGCAGCAGCAATGTACTTTCCAGCAAAATCTCCACTATATGTAGTGGTAATCGATGTTGTAGTAGGCATAATAAATTAATTTTTAATTATTTAATGTTAGAAATTCTTGATAATACCGTGTCCATAGTTGTTACGTTTCTTTTAGCAGCAAACTTGAATACATCGGTAGCTTGTGAGTTTTCAGGATTGAAAGAAATCGGCTTAGGCTCTTCGCTTAATTCTACAGGTGCAACTTCTTCTGCAACTTCAGTAGATAAATTGAGCTGTGCTTTCAATTCTTCGTTCTCTTTTTTAAGTGCTTCGATTTCGCTAAAGAAAGATTCTTTAACGATAGACTCAACGATTTTTTTAGCTTGTGGAGCAGTTTCGGTAGCAGCTTCAACTTCCTCTTCTACTTCAGGAGCTTCTTCTACTTCTACTTCAACTTCAGGTTCAGCAGCTTCACGAACGTCAGCAATAACACCTTCTTCGATAACTACAAGGATACGCATATCCTCTAACTCGTACTCTCCTACAGGAACAGGGATACGTTGTTCGTCTTCCGTTAGGATAAACACAGGTTGACCTGCTTCAAAAGCATCTGCTTCAAGCATAGATACTCCGTCTGAAAGGAGCATAGTTTCCAACTTCACTTCTAAACCTAAAAGTGTGCGGACTTTGTTTAAGATTGATTTTTCGTTCATTTGTTTAGATTTTAATTCCTTTGTAGGTTTGTTCAGCAGTTTTAATTTCTGATTTAATATCTTCCATTCTTTTTAATGCAGCAAGAAGTTCTTTGTAGAATGGAGCGCCAGTTACATCAATACCAAGCTCTTTACCCATATTCAACATTTTTACTTTTAAATCTTGAAGTGCTTTTTCTTTGTTGAATAAGTTGCTGATTTCAGTTTGTGCAGTTTCATAAGTCTTTTTTGCTGCAAATAACTCGTTGTAAAATTTAGTTATTCCCTTATCGGTTTTATCATACGCATCATAGATTTGATTTAATGCGGTATCAACATCATCTTTAATACTTAATGCAACCTCATGCGAAGCCAATTGAGTTTCCTCTTTGAACAACTTATTGTAAACTGATTTTTGTGTATTCATTTGTTTAGTTATTGTATACAAAGAAAAAACCAACGGCTTGTATCTTTGTTTTATTTTTAATATATTTGAGTATGAAACGAACGAGAAAAAAGGTAGGTCAATACAAGCCAAAAGATGATATTGTAAATAAATTTATACACACCTATGGTTTGTGTGCATCAATAATCTTTCCTAAACAAACAGATTTACTTAAACCAAAACCATCAAAGAAAAATGAAATGTGGAGTAAGAATGATATTAAGCCTTACTATTTGCATTACAAAAAGAAATATATTAAACAATATGGAAAGTTAACGCACTACCATGAAAGATGTATTTCAAACGCAGTTAAACGTCATATTCCAAAATACTTTTGCCGTGTTTGTAATGAATACAGCGACTATAGAATATATAAATACGATAATATACATATTGATTGCAAAACTTGTACCACAAAAAGAACTAATCAGTATTGTAAAAAGAAATATAAAGAAGATAGTTTATTTCGATTTGTAACAAATGCAAGACAATTAATCTATTTATCATTACGCAATCAAGGTTACAAAAAAGGTAGTAAAAGCGCAAAGATACTGGGTTGCGAATGGGATTTTTTTAAAGATTATATTGAACGTAGGTTTCAATCAGGTATGAGTTGGGATAACTACGGAAAATGGCACTTAGACCATATATACCCAATAAGTAAAGCCACCTCTTACGAAATGGCTTTAGAATTAAATCACTATACAAATTTTCAGCCGTTGTGGGCTTTTGATAATATTAGTAAGAATAATAAGGTCGTTGAACATCAACGCAAACTTGCCTTGTAACTATCCGTTTTGACGTACGATAGTTCTCACTCCGTTAACCTCAGTTTGAATAGCAGCAGGCTCATTTACCGTAGCCGTTTTACCAATTCCTTGAGCCTCTAAACTTCCGTCACAACACTTGGTTGAATATTTTCCGTCTGCGCATAGGCAGCCTCTTCGTGAACCCTCACGAGGACTTGCTTTACTTGGTGTTTTAAATTTCATATTATAATGCTTTTAATTTAGTAGATAATGATTTATATTGATTTACATCTTTTATAGCCAGTTTCATATCTTTTAGTTCTTGAATATTATCCACATTAACACCTATTTCTTTAGCGAGCTGCTCATATTTATTAATTACTTTTGGCATTTCATCTGACAATTTAACCGCTTCATCTATTTTATCAGTTAGCGTTCTAATCTCTTTACTAATAGCAGAATATTTAGAATTAATTGTATCAGTCAAACCATAGTACTTATTGATTAATTGTTTTGAATCATCTGCAATACTTAACTCTACTTCGTGTTTAGCGAGTTCTACACCTTTAATCTCTGCTGCGTTACGCTCCATTTGAGCGATTTTGTTTAGGATATTATTCATTAGTTTTATTTTAGTAAGTTTTTAAGTTGTTCAATAATTTCATTTTTCTTTTGTTGCTCCAAAGACATTTCTAACTTGTCAGCAAAGTAACCCTCAATTGAAAAGCCTTTAACCTTGCCAGCTTTTACTTTTGCCCATACATCATCGTTATTTACTTTCATTAAAATCATCCAAGTTCCTTTAGGAAGGTCAAATCCGTAGACTTTTGATTTATCCATTTCAGTATCATCAATTATCCAAGACTCTACAACTGACATATCTTTTAATTCAGTTTTATGCTCATAAGTAGCATTATTTTGATTAGAGTTCATTTGAAATAAATGCGCTGCTTTACGCACCGTGTCCTCCGAAAAGTAGATGTAGTATTCCTCTTTCTTTGCGTTTACACGATAGATTTTTTTGTTAGGTATCAAAGCAGCACCCATTAAGATTCGCTTCTCTTTGTCAACTTCTTTGAGTTCTACTTCGTGTTTTGATAGGGCAATAAAGTTCTCCTCAATGGCAGGAGACTCGACTACACTCACGGCATCAATTCCGCTTGCTGCGTCTTTTTCGTCAATGATTAATTCAATTACTTGCATATCTATTCAACTTTTAATTGTTACAATGTTGCGTTTTCAATTCGGTTTCTATCTAAACTCTGAGCCGTAGTTACTGAACCACTTACCACATATGCCTGAACTGGTTGTTGCTGAAGTTGCGCTAACTGATTGATACCTGAGTTTCCGACCACGTTAAAGTTTGGAGCTTGTGCTGCTGAACCCGAAAAACTATTCGATATGTTACCACCGCCACCGCCACCGCCACCATCAGGTGTTTGTACGGCAGTAATTGCTTTGATGT